TTTGACCACCCATACCAAGTTTTTCTAATGTCTTACCATCAGTGGAGAGTAATCTACCTTCCAAACTTTCTTTATCATAAAACGCCTGTATGACATCTTTATCTTTTGGTTTAAGTGCTTCACCAAGTTCAACTTCTTCTTTGATCAAATCCACTTTGACTAGAACATTAGTAATACTTTTACCACCTTTGTCCAATTTGATCGTGGCCTTTTGCGAAATTCCATTTCCACTCAGAGAAGTAATTTTGCCTGTTTGCCCCAAAAAATCCGAATCGTCATCAACGAACTTGACTGTATCGCCCACTTTGAAATCCCGAATACCTTCAGCGACTTCAACTTCTTCTTTTTTGAGTGGAATATCTACTTTAATTGTAACTGGATATTCTTTCTCAGGATCACCAAATTTGAATGTCTTTTTACCATCTCTCTTTGCAGCAGAAGCGGCAGCCATGAATGAAGCGGCATTTTCTTTATTCAATCCTTCAGGCATCATGTCTTCTTTAACGGGACCTTCACCCTCTTTCCATCCTTTTTCGATAGCAGCGAAAAACTCTTTCTTTTTGGCATCATCCAATTCACCAGGACTCTTAACTCCAAATTTTTCTAACATTTTTGCGTAGAAAGCTTTATATTCCTTTTGAAGCTTGGACTCTTCATTGGTTAATTCAATATCTTCTCCTACAAGTTTAGGCTGTCCACCCCTTGTAAATGATTTCTTCAGTGCTGCTTCAGCCTTTTTTAAATCTTTTTTCTTGATAACTACTTCACCTTTACGATTGATTTCGGCTGAAATACCCACATCATCTAACGCCATGATTGCTTGTAATTCATTACTTTCCTCAATCTCAACATCTTCTGTTTTTGCCTCTTCTTTTTCTTTCATCTGTTTGATTTTCTCATAGGTCAGGCGTCTAAGTGCTTCTTTAAATCCTACACATCTCCCATCAACATCAACAGCTTCCATTGCCAAATATTCATCCACTTCCATCTCTTCACCAACAATTGATGGAACTTTATTAATTTCTTTTGAATTCTTAAGGGCTTTCTGTGTATTTCTTTCCTGACCCTTCTGTACAAAAAGTTTCCCTTTTTCAAAGAATGGCTCATACCCTAGTGGTCCTTTAATTCCCTCATCCTCAAGAATTTGGAGAACATTGGATTCATATCCCTCTATCAATGATGTGCCTGTAACAGACATTCTAATCGCTTCTTTAAAGTTCATTTTACCCATCCTCTGTTCCATTTTTGGTTTAGTATTAATTTTTTCTTTTTTTCCAGAGAGTTTAATCTCGGTTTCCTCCTTTTCTTTTCCTTCATCTTCAATTTCTTTTTTGACAATAGCTGCTACTTGAGCAACTAATATAGGATCTGGTCCGGAGGGTTTGGAATCACCTTCACCGTCATCTTCTTCAGGTTCTTCTTCAGGAGCAGGTTTACCGACAGGATCTTCATCCTCATCTTCTTCTTCATCTCCTTCTGCTTCGACTTTAAGTGCGTCTTTAGCCTTCTTTGCGTCTTCTTTTGCAATCCGACCCTCTCTCTTAACAAGCCCTGCGATTACTTTTAATAGACTATCGGATGCCATACATCTCTCCTGAAAATTGTGTAAATGTTTTTATAGGTTTTATATCTTCTGCAACTTGGACTTGAAGATCATTCAAAAACGAATAGTTAAAAGGTATTCCAGTTCGTTTTCCAATATTCTCCAATAATTTTATTGCTTTACTAGAATATTGCATATAATTCTGTACATCTAGTTCTTCTATCATTTCTTTTGGTACTTGTGTAATAGTAAGACACTTATCAACCAGTATTAATGATTCTTTAAGATAAGCTAATTCTGGTTTAGTAAAAGTGCTTGGTACAATACTGTTAACAATTTCATCATACATTTCATACGCTTCATCACATGTAGATAGGGTTAAAGTTTCATATCCTTGCCATGTAAGTTCCTTGGACTCTATTTTAAGGTCACAATTTGTGACCAGTTGTGTTTTCTGTGTCCCTCTTCGGCGCCTCATTCCCTCACGTATAACATCTAATTTCAATCCCACACGTACATCATTCATCATATTTTTTGCATCTTTATTGTTCATTGCTGATGGTATTCCTGTTCTAAATAAATTAAAATCACCTTGAACTGCTGCGTCTCTCATCTTAGAAGCTGACATGCCTGAAGCGCCTATTGCATCTGGATCTCGTTCACCCGCACTAACCGTATCAATTTCTTTAAACTCATAAAATCCATGTTTAGCTTTTATCCCATTGTAAGTATTTAGTAATGAACTGAAGTCCGAAACTCTATCACTACCCACAACCATCACTAATTTATCATATTTTGTATTTAATTCAACGGCAACCTCAAGTGCAGTTTTCGCTGTTGACTTAGTTTGAAACGTTTTCTTCTCTTTTGGAAACGCTTTGGCCATGTATTTAAAAATTTGATCTTTGGAAAGTGGATTTTTCCTCGCATCTTGTGTACTACTTGTGTATACAAAAGCCTTACCACCCTCTCTCTGAGCAGTTGCAGTCAACGCATTTAGTAACTTTTCGTGTCCAATAGTGGGAGGATTAAATCTCCCGAATACAAATACTGCTGTTTTCATTGGTCCCAATTCTTTGCTGCATTAAAGTTTTGATGTGCAAATTCCATTCGATCTACTAATTTTAGTGCTCCACCTTTCAAGGTATCAATTGCCACAAAACCTTCAGGCGCCGTAACTCTGTATCCTGTTGATGTTTTTACAAATGTTTGTGTTAATCCTCTGATACTTTCCAATTTCCGTATAATCAATAATTTTGCATCTATTAAAAGATTCTGTATAGTAAATATCTTAACCAACTCAGAGGAATTCTTTCTAAGAAATCCGACATATCGATCCATAATTTCTTGTTTTGCTTTCTTTGTTTTCTCTTGCTTTACTTTGTCGATATCACGTTTTAATCTATCATACACAAATGCAATTAATCCGGCAGTATATTTTCCGACATTTGAAATCTTTGTTCCTGCCCTAACCGTACTGTTATGATAAGTTTTAATCAACAATGCTGTTTGAGGATCACTTGAAATCATTCCTAGAACATTAGAATCCATCTTTAGAAATAATTTCCCTGTTTGACTGAGTATTGCAGTAACATGTTCTGTTTCTCTTTTTGTCATAGTGGCGGTTCCAGATTGATCTTTAAAAGATGCATCTGCTTGCCATACTGAACCAGTTTCTTGAAATGCTCCAGCCGATACCCCAAATGACGCCTTCATATCTTCTATTGTATTACCACTATAAGTAGTGTGCCATACGATCCCCATACTAGAAGACAAGACCTTGGCAGCTAATTGAGATTTTACTGGAATTGCATAAACTATCGTATTCGGTTGAAAAGTTATGTATGATTCCCCATCTATTGTCACCTTTTCTAACATTTCAGGCACAAACATAAAATCACCCTGTAAAATACCTTTTATGTTTACCTTAGACAACTCTCTGAGAGATACCTTTAATTTATTGTTGAGGCTTGATGCACCTCCGCCTGGGTGATTCTCATCAATATCTGCCTCAGTATAGTTTAATTTACCGCCTGTCTTAGCAAATACCCCTTTAGTTCCAACGAAAAATTGATCATTCTCTGGATTAATACCAGCAAACACAGCAGGTGCTCCGTCCCATTTTACGGTTACATTCACGGATGAACTGCCGTTACCTGCTAGCATATCTCTTAAACCTTGAAGGAAGTTTATTGCTCCCCTTGTACCTTCTACTCCACCATTTAACACCTCATCTTCAAGGTGTTCCATGTGAAGGTTCTTTTGTTCTGTTAAAAAATTAGAAAATGCAAACATATATCAATCGTAATAGTGTTTTTTAAAAAAATCGGCATCGACAATGGAATATCCTTCAACAACATAAGACATTTGCCCGCCACCTTTATTAGTACCCATTCTATTTAAACTATAATTTAACTCTCCATCAGTTTCTATTCCCATACAAAAAGAACTATACATTGTATAATATTTTCCACCTTGATCTGAAGCTTCAACTCCAATCAAAGGAACTTGACTTGCGTTAATATACGTCAATCTATCTTCAATAAATTTCTTACCACTACCCAAATAAGTAAAAGTTGACTTGTCTGTTGGGGTGCTTGCCCCATAAACTTTCCATACTGGTAAATCAGTTGCCCCAAAAAACATTTCTTTTTGTAGTTCTACTAATTCCTTTGCAACGACTTTTGCATCAGCAATTGTTCCACCCTTAAACATATCTTCAAGTGTTCTGATAGTTATCCAATTTGAAAATAATTTAATACGATCAGCTGGCGTCATTTTTGTAGTAGCCTTTAAAATTCCTATTTTTCCAGCAACAGCAACATGATCTGAGTTCTTCGATGTGGCTTTAAATGCTTTAAGGTGTTTATCGATATTATCACCCATTTTCTGTAAATCTGCAATAGGAAGTCTGGCAATAACTGGAGCCGGATTTCCCTTTTCCATTAATACTTCTTCGGATATAGAAACTTTAATTCCGGATTCTTTAAATAAATCTGAAAGATCCTTGCCGAGATTTTCGTTTCCTCTTGATAACATTGCAGTTTCGGACTTTTTAGTAAATTGTGTCAATAATCCGATTACTTTAGCAAATGCAACCTTTAAATGGTCCCACACCTTAGAAACAACTCCTTTAGCCTTACCTAATGCATCTCTGAACCACCCCTCTGTTAATGCGGTATTGAGCATATCTTCAAAAGAATCAAGACCATATCTAACTTTCATTGCTTTAAAGATTTTCCCTAATTGTGCATCACCTTTAGCTTTCTTTAATGAAACTAAGATAAACTTTGTAGTGGAACTACCTTCAAAACTACAAATACCTTTGACCCCCACAGCACCATCTTCTTCAAATGTTACTTTCTTTTTTGCTAATTCTGAAATTACTATGCTCGCATTTTTATTACATAGTACCATGTCTGGTGTAGGGAATTTTGATCCTGTTTTCTCTATTTGGTCGTTACTTTTCTCTGCGGTATAATAATCAGTAATACTTCCATGAATAATATATTCAAATTTTCCACCTATAGCTTTCACAAAAGTAGTCATCCCACTAGCGAGATAACAAGTTTGAGCTAAATCATAAGGATTTCTAAATTTGGGATTACCGAGAACTGAAACTATTTCTGTAACTCCGGCTGTTTCATAATCATGTGATCCATTCAATCCTTTAATAATTTCATCTACTACTTTTAGATCATCATCAGGTGTAGCATTTTCATTCGATATTCTTGCTAATAAATCTTCTCCATCCAAAAATACACCTAGACATTGGGCAGTTTCAATAGTTTTTGCATTCCAATTAATTCCCCCACCATCAGTTCTTTTGATAAATTTTTCTGATACCCCATCCCTTGATCCGGTAACATGATAAACTATATTGTCTAATTCTATCCATGCTTCGACTGTTGGACTTTTAGTAAGTGTAACCTCTATTGCCCCATCAGTTTCAGCAACCTTAGTCAATAAACTATTGGCCTTAACGGGCATTCCTTTTTCATTGAGTTTATCTATATGTCCACCAGAAGGTGAAAATTGAGTACCAATAGGATATTTTGCGTCATAGATACTCATTTCATTAAGAATCTCTTCTATTAAATAATCTCTAAAATCAAGCACTTTTTCCCCTTAAATTAAAATACACTTTACTGATATATTTATAATACTAAGTCACCCCACTATTGATCCCAGGGTGATGGTGGTATATTTTGTTCTACAGCAGTCATAAACACTTCTTCGTCAAGCTCTTCCCATCCCTCACAGGTTTCTTCCTCGACTGCATCAGCAAAGAAATTGCCGTACTGGTCTTCCATTACGTAGACCTCTTCTTCATCATAATGTATGCTATTGTCCGTAACAAATAGGACATGGATCATTATCCCCATTTCAGGGAGAATGTAATACCCATCAGGCAGAAAAGCCTTGAGCGTGGGGGCTATTTTGTTTTTTTCTTTCCTATATTTTTCAAGGCTTACAACTTTATCTTCATTCAAACTTAAACTCCCCAAAATCTTTTTTGTTTTTCATTCTTCCACCGGTAGCTATATCAAATGATGGAGTATCATCTTTTTCAACTCTACCAGTATCCACCAAATCAGATTGAGATTCATCTCCCAAATCAATAAGTTTCATTTTTGCTCTATCTATTCCAACCAAAAATTTCTTATTGACAGTTGGATCACCATAACGATTCTTTAACTGTTTAACCAATATTTGATTGGCTTCTTCTAATTTATCATTACTAATAATTGCAAACATGAAGTCAGCAGTTGCTGGAAGTCCAAAACTTTCACTTGTGTCTTCTAATCCTACGTCAGTATTTTGAAATCCTTGTCTATTTGTTTGGGTTGCTGACATGATTGGTACTTTAAATTCTACTGCCAATCCTCTAAGTTCTTCTGCAATCGACTTGATATAACTGTACGAATTTGTATACTGTCCAGGCTTAATTCTAGATGAAGAACATATATTAATGTAATCAATAAAAATGATATCTGGTTTAAAATTTCTCTTGAGATTCAATTCATTCAATAATGCTCTAAAATGATTTGTACTAGCTGCTGCCGTGGGGTATTCTTTTACAATCAATCTACCTTTTATTTTATTCTTCAAATCGTCAATTTTCTTATCATACATTGATTTTGGGAGACTTTTTAAATCACCAAGATCAATATTCAACAAATTTGCATCAATTCTTTCTGCGATTCGTTCCTCTGCCATTTCCAAGGTAATGTATAGTACATTCTGACCTTGTGATATACAATTAGAAGAAAAATGACACATAAACAAGGATTTACCAACACCTGTTCCGGCCATTGCAATATTCAACGTTTTAGAAGATAGACCACCTCCTGTTATTTTATTAAAGTATTCGAGATCAAACGGTATTTTATTTTCAACTTTATGATAAAAATCATACCGATCATCAGAGTCCAAAAGGTAATCATGGCCAACATGAGGATCAAAACTAACAGAAAGAGCATCGGTAAGCAACTCAGGAATAGCACCCTTGTCTTCGTTAGATTTTTCGGGTTCATCCAATATTTTAATTGACTCGACAACGGCGTTATAGATTGCTTTGTCTTGACAGAATTTCTCGGTTGTTTCCAATAACCATGTAATATCCGATTGTTCATTTTTTTGTCCCTCCAAATATTCTAAAAGCTCTGTTACATTTTCAAATTCCTCATCTTTCAATGGAGTACTATCCAACTCAATAATCAATGCTTCTTTGGTAGGTAAACTATTATATTTATTAATAAAAGAACTCACTTGTGTATACAGTAGTTTATCTACATGTTCCATAAAATAATCATTTTTTAGGAACGGTAATACTTTTCGTGAATATTCATCGTTATGTATTAGATTTTTAAGTATTAGTGTCTCTATCCGCTGTTGCATGTTTATCCATTTGTGTTTGTATAATTTCTATTACCCATTCGCCCAATTTTTTCTCAAATTCCTTACCTTCTTCTTCTGTAATTTCATGTTTTATGTCATGTGGAGGCACCTCAATTTCATATTCATATTGACAAGCTATATCATCACCCGTTAATTCTTGTTCTACTAATTTGAATGTAGTATATCTAACTATAGCACCATGAAATTTTGAACCATCTTGAACAAGAACACATAATGATTTATCTTCTGGATCATTCGGATTTGTACATTCTTGATATGGTTTTTCCTGTGCTTCAAAAAAATTATAACTCATTTTACCTCAATTTTTTCATCAACGGTTT